ATTTTAATGCGTATTTAGTTCAGGAATTAGATTAAACCTTGTTCTTCAAGATTATCGTTAAGCAGTCCAGTATCATACGATATAAGATTTCTTTGTAGAGATAGATAAGCATAAGTGTCTTCAGGTGGCTCTCCAAAAGTGTCATTAATTCTACCGTAAAGAGAAAAGCTATTTGTTCCAGTAGATCCTGAAAATTCTAAATAGCAATTATCGCTGATAGAATATTCAGACAAATGAAGACTTTTTCTATTTTCAGTATAGGCTTCAATATTATTGTTCATCAATAATTTAAGAGAACACACATCCTTAACCTGATTAATTGCGTTAATATAATATTCAGATGACAAAACACCTAAATTATAGTCAATGGTATCAATCAAACCAAATCCAGTACCAGTCAATAATGATTCTACAAAAGTTGCCGTTGAACTTCCAGCCTGACCCGAAAGAACAATAGTCGTCGCCTCAATAAACTCCCCTTCAATAGAATCATCTACATCTTGCTGCATAAGATACGGCCCAACCGTCCAAGCATATCCAGTGGCCATCTCACTATACGGTAAAAGAGTAAACCAATAATTAATATTAGGCTGAACTGATCCAGCATCAAGCGAAATTTGATATTTGCCATATTGATCTGGACTATAAAGATCTTCGGTATGTAAAAAACTGTCACTTTCTAATGTCGAATTATTTGTTCCAGTTCCATAAATTTCTATTTTATCAAAAGATGTATAATTTTCATCATTTAAAAATTCAAATTCAAATTCAATTGATCCGCTAATACCGCCAGTAGAAATCATAATACCTGCGCCAGTAATAAAACTTGGTAATAAAACTTCATTATTTAATATCTCTTCAAAATCAGCAGAAGTGGATTCTGCCACTTCAATTGAGACTGGATAACCAGTTAAAGAAATAGGTGTATAAGTATGGCTTTTTGTGAATTCATAAGTTTTGCCATTTATTAATAATAATGAATCATAATCTTTTAGGGTCTCATCCTCTGTATTTGTGTCTGTTCTTGTCACTCCTGGACCTATAAAATTAACAGGTGAAGTATAATAAAATATATTTTCTTCTGTCCCATCTCCCCAGTTAATTTTTAATTTTTCTTGTTTTCCAGATGCAAAAACAATTTTCATATTAACACTAACATTTTTATCATTTGATGTTAAAGATAATTTAGGCAAATAGAAAAGATTTTCTTCTCCTTGGACAACTTCAAATGAAGATTGACTCGAAACATAAGGTTTGTATACTTGATATGGGCCAATTGGGTCGTAATTAATGTATTCACCACTAAAATCATTAACCTTTACGCTTTTTATATAAAGCGGGTTTCCATAAACATAATATTCACTTACATGATCAGAAAGATTTGTCTGATCATCAATTTTCATTCTTATCCCATAGTCTTTAGTAAACGATGAAAATATTTCAATATTATCAATCTGTGTGAATTCTAATGAACTTAAATCTCCGCTAACAAAACCGCCTGTAATAGTTTGTTTGTTTTTATTCAAAATATCAATTTCAATAGCATTGAAAAATACATCATTTTCCATTGAAGACTCGTCTAATGATATATTATATCTATTTTTTATATCGAAATTAAATTGATTGTCAGCATTCTTAATGACTCCTATTCCGCTAGAAACTTCACCTAAATTAGTATTAAGTATATATTTAGGAGAAAATTGATAAACTGGATTCTGAGTATAAGGATCTAATAAAACATAAGAAGTATCTATTGATAATTCATTTACTGCGCCTTCTCCTGGTTTATTATAAATTGCCATATTGTTATTATACGCTGATAGTTACATTATTCATGAAACATCTATCGAATTCTATTAGTGATGGATCATCTGGATTAAGAAAAAACAATGAAGCTTGAACAATTTCCGAATTAAAATATAATTTATTATTAACTGGAGTTGATAAATCACCTAAAGCAGTTACATTAACAACGTAAGTGCCGACAGGGCCAATATTAAATCGAGTGCTTGCGCTACTAATATCTATTTCCTGTGAAGATCCATTTGGGAAATCACAAATGACGTTATATCCAGTTGCATTTGTGACTGGAAGCCACGAAGCATTTAGCCCCCACGTATTCGCAACCTTCGTTGCGACTAATAATAAATTAAGTGGTTCAGAAAGCGTTTCGTATTGAACGCCATTTCCAATACCGCCGCCGCCAGCAGGAATGTAAGTATCTTCTTTATACTGAATACTTTGATTATTTTCTATAAATTCAAATTTTCCTGTTAAATATTTTGTAGCAATAACTAAATATTCATTTGGATTTTCTTCTTTTATAGTTAATACTTTATAAGTTTTATCTTCTAAATTAGCTCTTTTATACCTATACGTACTACCTTCAGAAATAAACTGTATTAAATTAACATTTATATCGGTTGGAGATACTGTAACCTCAGATCCAAAATCTTTATTTTCTATGGATTGTATATCACTAAATGTTACTATTTGAGCAGGAGAAGATATTAAATTATTATTTCTATAATCAATAATATCTTGATTAGCTTGCGGATTATTTAATTCATTTAATGTTGGCACTCCAGTTGGCGCATATACCGTTAGTGAATTATTATATTCATTAATCACATATTTTTCAGACAATCTTATTGTTCTAAATGCTTGATCAATCTCTAAAACTCTTCCAAAATTAGACTTCAATGTTTTTAATTCATCTTCTATTATGATTAAATCACCAGGTTTACATAATAAACTTTCAAGACCAGCTGTAAAATTGATAGCTTGATTTTCTTTTATTGTTTGAAATATAAAATGTTGGCCTATCCTTCTTGCCATAGCTCTTGAAGTGACACCAATCGGGTTGATTGTTTTTTTGAAAACACCTCTTTTTCTTATATCTTCTTCATCTTCGACGTATTCGATTTTAGATTCAAAATCTTCAAATCTATCAATATATAATACTTCTATAACATTATATTGCTCATCTCTTTTATAATTTGAATAACCAAAAAAACCATCCTTAACGTTTGCATTTGTAAATAATGCGGAAGGGGTTTTGGGTCTATCATCTACAAAATTAATTTCTGAATTGCTATAATATACCATACCTCTAAATAAAGAGGCTATCTGATTTATGGTATCAAATAATTTTGTTTTCTCTTGAATAAGTAAATTACAAGAAAACCTTGGTTCCAAGCCTCCCCTTAAATCTCCTACACCCACAAAAAATCCATTTTGATCAACGGCATCACAAAATCTTCCAATTTTATATAAATCCCATTTATCTATTTTGTCTTCGTTGATATATTGACCCAAGCCATATCTTTTACTAGATAAGAGATCATATAAAATCCATGCTGGATTATCCGTCCATCCTATCTTAAATGATCCGTCCCAATTTCCGTCATATACTTGTTGCTTATTTTCTGAAGATGATTTTAAATATCTTTTATCTTTGCCGTCGTTAGCTATTGCATTATAATTACTTGGAATTTTAACTTTTTTTAATTTAAGATCAAATATCCTAGATGGTATAGAACCAAAACTTCTTGAATCTATTTTTGTTCCAATTATAGCTGAAAATGGATAGTTGAAATTAACAGGTATAATTTCAGTAACTTTTGTAAGTCTTGCTTTTTTAGAAACTAAATTGGAAAAAGTTTCTGTAGATTTTCTTGTAACTTTTATATATCTTTTTTCGTAAGATTGCTCTTTTCCAGACATTGCAACATCAGGCAAATCAAATGGTTTAAATAAATTATTACTACTTGTTGCTACCCATTTATAATAGTTTTTATATTGAGAGGATTCAGAATTGCCCAAATCAATTCCAACTTCTGATTGAATCATTGACACGAATCTAAACACACTTTTCTCATAAGTTATTTGAGTTCCATTTTGATCTATTTTACCAGTTTCAACTTCAATATACAAAACAGATGGAAATCTAGCTCCCGCTTTAAACATATTATCTTTTACATCTACATTTACGACACCTTTTAAGTCTTTTGACATGGTATCTGAAAGAGACGATATAGCCAAGCTAATGGAGCATTGTTTTACATTTGGATTATTTATGGTGTGCGTTATAGATATAGCTTTTTCATTACCGTTATCTAAAGTATTCCAATTGGAATAGTTTTTTTCACTTAATCTGTTATCATCGTTACTGCCTTCATTTGAACTAGAATCAAGAGGTTGCCCTCCTCTGTTGAGCGACCAGCTGTTAGTGAGAAGATTTTGGTTTTCTGCTATTCTATCAACTGTTCCAACTTGTCTATACGGACCAATGAGTTGTGAATTGTATGCAAAATCAATATATACTTTTTTGAAATTACTTAATATAGGTTGACCTTCTTCTCCAAAATTAGCTTGGGCTAATACATTTCCAAAATTAAATTTATTATCTTCTGTTTTAACGACAGTATTATTAAAATATATACCTTTAAATATATCATCATTGGATAAAATGCCATCTTTGTCTACAAACCCTTCTATTGGCCCATCCGAAACTAAATCCAATATTTCTGAATGGGCGAAAGATCCAGCTAAAGTGTGGACACCTAAAACGGGCGGGTCCAATTTTACTGGAGGAGGTCTTCTAGGCCTCCTACTTCGAAAAAAAGCGCCCTCAATACCAATTCTTTTTAAAATATGTTTCATTTATGTTTGGCTTGATGTTGATTGGGTATTGCCAGAATCAGAATCTTTAGCAATATCATCAAATTTAATTTGTGACTGATAGCTTTTGACCGTATATTGAACCACTTGGGAACCAACTTTTAATCTTCCATAACCTATTGGGACAGCAGATCCCTGACTAGTTATATTAGCTTTATTAGAAAACGAATAAGACTCTTTTACGGCGCTTGTTGCTGATTTAATAGCTTCTGGTTTTTCAGGTTTTGGAGCCAATAGCATTTGCAAGCCAATTGTAATTGCAGATAATACCAATCCACCAACTAAAGCTGCCGTAAAAGCGCCTAAACCTGTCGCTAAAAATGCAGTCGCTGCGGTTACGGCAGCAGCACCTCCAATAGACGCTATGCCAGTTATTACTGCTGTTCCAATGGCCACAATTCCTGATCCTACAATTAAAGGAACTATCTCAATGACTTTAAATATATTTTTTATTTCAAGCTCATTTAAATCTTGTATTTTTTTATTATCTGCTATTATTATATAATGCAAACCTTCAGAAGCTAATTGATTGATTCTATTTTGGAAATCATCAAAATTGGCATTTATGGCTTTAATGACATCTTTGACTCTTGAAATTTCCATTTCAAAACTACTACCAAATTCTTTAGCTAAAAGACCATGTAAGAAAATCTTTGTCATAATTTTTTAATTAACTCTTGTAACTGTTGCGAATCACACTCAGAACTTCTAGGCTCATAAATTTTAAACTTGTCAGTATTTAATGAGTAAACTAAAAATGGAATGCAACAATTTTCTGACATTTTTATATCAAATTCAGATGGATTTTCATCCCCTAAAATATGGCTATGAAATACGCTAATCATAGAATATTTATTTTTAAATATTAAATAATTCAAAGCATCAATTGCAAAAAAATGCGTTGGCTCGGAAGAGCAGTTTTTTTCTAATTTGCACACATATTTTTGCTGATTTGTATCAAAACCAATAAATCCGCATATTTCTATTCCTTGATTGACTTTTGACCAACAAGCTATAGCTTTTAAAGCTGTTTTAATATTTTTTGTTTTTTTTACGTTATCCATAATTAAATCCATCAGTTCCAGGATACCCACCAAAAGGAAGATTTGCATCGGCAAATCTTGCTTTACAAGCCGTTAATGTCTTGCAGCATCCATCTTTTTGCCAAAACGATGGATTATTTTCTGGATGGCTATTTGAATTATTCGCTATCGCCACATAAAAAACTTTTAATTTTTGGTCGTTAACTACCATCCTGCTGTGTTCAGTATATACATATTGACCTTGTGAATAAGCTCTTGTGGATGACCATAATCCCTGATTACTAGTTGGCGTTCTTGAAAAGGCAGAGCCATCTTCTTGTTCTTTTGGTATGCCATTATACTTGCATCCCTCTCCTCTATATAACCATGAACAATATTTGCCAAATATTAATCTATTATTAACTTCATAATTATCTAAATCCAAAGGAGAAGTTAATTCAAATTCTACATAAACTTTATTTTCTGTAGTTTTTTGAGAAATTAAAAACTCTTCTTCAGAAATTTCAGCAGATTGATCTGAATCGCCAAATGGATTCCCACCATCAAAATTTCCATTATCAATATATTTTAAAAAAGTTCTTTTTCTAACTATTTTGCCATAAATTAAGTCTTGATTATTTTGCAATAAAGATGTTACCAAATAATCTACATTTGCTATTCTAATTTTAGGTCTAGCTAATTGCCCATTTCCATTAACCTCAAAACCTTCAACCTCTATTGGTAGTGGAATATAAGAAACTCCTTGCCAAATTATTGGCTTTTCAAAATTGGAACCTCCGTGAATAGATAAATAAGTATTTGGCTTATTTACTGTATCTGGATAAATTCTAAAAAACTCCAATACAGTAGTTGGCTGGAAGTCGAGCAGACTTCTTGAAATTTTTGTTTGTCCTTGGCCCATATACGATATTACACTTTTTTATATATAATAATAAAAATATGCAAAAGTTAAACCACCAATTAAAATAAAAAGTAGAGAAACCCTCAACAGCATCTACCATATATATAACATTTACATAATCTTTTTAAAAAAAATATTAAAATACTCTAGAGGCATGAAAAATTCAATTAAAGTTATAGACACCACTTCTAATTTCGAACATCTAAAAGATGAAAACTTTGAAGATTCTTGTTTGGTTTTTAAAGATGGGATTCATTATTTATTTTTAAACAAAAAAAAATACATCCTCGATATTAAAAAAACATTTTTTTTAGATGAAAAAATTATTGTTGATGGCGTAATCAGCGACGATTTATCTTCTGTCGGGAGGATTGCATTTGAAATTTTCTTAAAAAACCTTGACATTGATTCAAACATTGATTAAAATTCATTTAATGAATAAAGCTTCATTTATTTACATTACATATTATTAAAACATACGCACATAAAAACTAAAACAATGCCTACACTTAAAAGTGATTACGTATATCGGGTATACGATATTAAAAATAACTATCATCAATCTTATAGCGCATTCTTTGCAGATGCGCTAAAATGGGCTAAATCTTGCGCTAATAGAGTTGGCGGTAGAGTAGATCAAATTGAAATAAAAGATGGCCAAGAAGTCATAACAACTATTTTTACATCTAAAAACGACAAATAACTTTTTCATAAATAGCTTTATTCATTATTTAAACCCACTAAATTAGTGGGTTTATTTTTTTGTTATTTTAAATATAAATGTGTAAATAAACTCATAATGGAACCACAAAAATCTCTATTAAAAGAATTCATTGATGGAGGCTGGGTGATACCTTTAATTGGCGCGGCTGCAATGTTAGCAAGATTATTATCCACCGATAAAGAATTAGCAATATTAGAACAATTTAAAAAAATATTAACTGCCGCTATTGCTTCTGGTGTAGCTTGGTTTATTCTTGAACAAACAGATATTTCTAGTCTATATAAAGCTATTACTTATGGAGTTATAGGCGTTATTTCTCCAGAAATTATTAATGGAATTATTATAATTGGCAAAAGTTTTGAAAAAAATCCAAATAAATTTATTAAAAAATGATAAGTAAATACTTTAAAGTTTTTAATTTAAGAGCAAATTCTGCGTCTTTTGCTGAAAGACCAAGAGTTAATGATACAAATGTTGCATTAGTTACAGATCTCAGTGATGATTCCTTGCCTTATATAAAAAATATTTATATAGATGATTTGGGTTATCAAGACGATAGATTTGAGCTTTTTGTGGAAGGGGCTTTAATAGGAGATTTTGGTGGTGGTGGTGATACTGAAGGCAGAGATTGGGACATTAAATACTCAGATAATAAGCGGGGATATTTAATGAGATTTAGAAATGCTGAAACCGCTTTATGGTATTATGCCTCGAAAACAAACCCAACAGAAAAAAAAAGAACATTATATTTATATACAAATGGCGAGAATGATTTAAAATTTAAAAGCACAACCACAATAACGGTATCTGTAGGAGGCAGTTCAGAATTTTCAGTCACTATAAATCCAGTTTTAAATGGTTTATATGTTGACGGGGTATTAACAGCTATTAATACTTCAATAAATTATGGGCCTAAATATTTGACTTTTGATGTTGATGTGCCTTTATGGGGAACACAAGTAGAAATAGCTCAAAGAATGATAAAATTTACAGACAAAGCTTCAACTGAAGCTGATTGGTCATGATTAGGTGTAAATATTTATATGAAATTCCAAGGAAGAGAAGAGTTAATTAAAAAAGTTCAAAAATCTTTAGGTTTACAAGCAGATGGACAAGATGGATTTATGACATGGAATAAAATATTAAATAAATTAGGCATAGCTTCATCGAAAGAAAATGAAATTAATAAGATGAATTTTGGCCAAAAGCTTGTAGTTTTAGCTAAAAAAGAAATTGGTGTTGAAGAGATAAATGGAACCAATTGTGGCCCAAGAGTTAATGAGTATAAATCTGCAACTTGGCTTGATTCAACTAAATCTTGGCCTTGGTGTGCCGCTTTTATTTGCTGGTTATTTAGGGAGGTAATGAAAGATGGTAAATATACTTTCAAGAGGCCTCAAACCGCAGGCGCTTATGATTTTGAAAACTGGTGTAAAGAGCAAGATACAAATATTATTTTAAAAAAACCTCATGGGGGCGACATTAAAGAGGGTGATATTGTTATTTTTAATTTTTCTCATATTGGTTTAGCGATTAGTGAACCAGATGAATTTGGTTATGTTACGACAATAGAAGGAAATACAGATGGACAAGGATCAAGAGAGGGAGGAGCTGTGTTAATTAAAAAACGTAAGCTTTCTTCGATTAGAAGTAGAATTCGTGTGTTAGTTTAGTGTAAACTAATACTATGACACAGGCAATTTTAATAATAATAGTGGGATATTTGATTGGTTTTTTTTGCTGTAAATATATAAAATTTAAAAAGCGAGGAAGAGCAAAAAAACTTTTAAATGAATTAAAAAATAAAGCCAGAAAAAATAGATACGAAAAAAATATTTGACAAGGGTTTCATTTGTGTTATCATTATTTGATGAATGCAAAAACCTTAATTTTAATATTCACATTGTTTTGTAGCAATTTATTTGCAAGTAATACTGTAGCCAGAGTCACTTATTACTGGGGATGCAAAAACACATCTACTGGCAACAGACCAGTTTCTGGCAAAACAATTGCGGTTGATCCAAAAATTATTCCTTATGGATCAAAGATTATTATTCCACAAATGGGTAAAACTTTTTTGGCTCATGATACTGGAAGCGCAGTTAAATCTAGGCTCGCCTCTAAAAAACTTAAAAAAAATAATATTGTTGTAGATATTTATTGCGCTTCAAAGTCCGAGGCTCAAATTTATATTAATAAATATCCAATGTTTATGCCGATCCAAATTATTAAATAAAGATGAATATTGTCACATCCGAATGCAAAACAACCCTTTTGCTTAATAATGCTTGGCAACCAATAAATGCAGTTACAGCGCGAACCGCTTTCGCGCATTTGTTGAGTCAAAATGTTACAGCTCTAGACAAAAACAACAATTTATTTGATTCTATAGATAGATGGAATAAATATGCAGAGTTCTATGAGGACCAACCAGCGCTTCGTAGCTCAAAACATTCTTGGCCAATTCCAACAATTATAATCATTAATAATAAATTTTTCAAAAAACCAAAAAAGAAAAAATTATCTTTAGCTGAATTAGGCAAAGTCTATTCTTGTGTTTGTCAATATTGTTTAAAAAAATTTAAAATTGCAGATCTCACTATTGATCATATTAAACCGAAGAGTAAAGGCGGAACTGATGATCATGAAAATAGAACTTTAGCTTGTCTTAATTGTAATCAAAAAAAAGGTAATCATTCTCCATTTTTTAATATTAAAAATAAACCTGTATCTGCTCCAGAAATTCCCATCATTATAATGAATATAGATAAAATCAGGAAAGAATGGAAAAGTTTTATCTAAAAAAAGTTGACATAAGCGAAAACATAAGTTATTATCTAAATAGATCGATTGAATAGGAGT